GTTAATAGAAAAAGAGTAGAACAACTCGCACAAAGAAAATTAGGTGGGCCTGCAAAGATATATTGTTTTGAAGAAGAAAGTCTTAAAGCATATTTTCAACAAAATGCAATAGGCAAACCTACAATAAAAGAACAAATTTCCTATTGACATTACAAAAGAAATGTGTTATAAATAGAGTATGGTTTGTTGATACAATCTGAAGACTAGGCTGGACATGGGGGCAGTACCCATCACCTCCACCATAAACACTCGTAGATGAGATAACTTATCACTGCTTGCGAGTGTTTCTTATGGGGGTGAAATAGGATCGACAGATAGAGATAGGTGCGAGTAGAATCATAGGTTGAACGCTTAATAGTTCGCTTAAGTAAATGCAAATGATAATTTTGCACCTCAAGATTTCGCTCTAGCAGCGTAATCGGATAGGGTTTCGGTAGGTTTCCTAGTAACAGAATAACCTACCACTTAATTTAAGAGGTGAATATGAAATACATTTATGATACTTGGAACTCTATTATGAACCATGATAGGAATCCACTCAAAAACATTCCACATACAAACACTAGACATATGATTATGCAAGTCCTAGCATGGATGTGGTGCATTGCATTTAGTTCATACTTTAGTAGTATGTGGATATTTGGTGTAACTGCAATCGCACATATTATCATTCTAGCTGCAATTGCAATTACAGTTGCAACATTTGAAACTGCAAGAAGAAAACCAGATTTTTTCCTTAGAAGTGATGGTTATCATACAACAAGTCGTAGTAGATATATTTACTACAATGGTAAAAGATATGAAAGAGACCCACAAGACATGGGTGGAGAACACGAATAAAAATTAATTTTTATGTTGACAAGGCTATCATATTATGATACTATGAATACATTAAATTATCAAAAGGAATACAATGCAAACACCTAAAACATTTTCACTTGAAATAGAAAAAGTAGCAAAAGAAAAAGAGATTAATCACATAGATGCTGTCATCTGGTATTGTCAAAAGAATAACCTAGAACCAGATTCAGTAGGTAGATTAATTACTAAAGGCCTCAAAGAAAAGATTGAGGCAAATGCCAGAGAGTTAAACTTTTTGGAAAAAACAGCAACCTTACCAATATAGGAGAAAATGGTATGTCTATTAATGCTAAAAATGCTTTTCAAGCTCTTGAGGATATACAACTCAAGAATCGAGTTAAACAACTCGAAGCTGACAACGCTGAACTCGTTGTCAAAAATGAGGAACTAAGGGAAAGGTGTAAGAAACTTGCATCTAGAGTTCCAGAGTGGCCTAAAGGTTATAGACCAACTCGCAGAGCGTTTGCAGAAAGAAAGAGGCATAATGAACGTCAATCTAGTTGATTTCATGGGAACAGACTTGAGCGTAGTCAATGCTGCTCGAGTCTCTTTTGCAAAAGAAAGTAATGAGTTCTCTGATAAAGATGAGAAACTCATTAAGTATCTTGCAAAACACAATCATTGGAGTCCTTTTGGTCATGCATCTTTGCAGTTTAGAATCAAAGCTCCAATCTTTGTTGCAAGACAATTAGTAAAACACCAAGTCGGTTTGGTGTGGAACGAAGTATCAAGACGTTATGTAGATGATGAACCAGAGTTTTATATTCCACAAGAGTGGAGATTGAAAGCAGATAATAAAAAGCAAGGTTCTAGTGATGAAACTATAGAATATAGTCTTGGTTCTACTTTAGAGTTTATCAAGACAACATATCAAAATATGTTGAAAGCAAATATTGCACCAGAGATGGCAAGAATGATACTACCACAGAACCTATATACAGAGTGGTATTGGTCTGGAAGTCTTATGGCCTTTGTAAGAGTATGTAATCTAAGATGTAAAGATGATACACAGAAAGAAACACAACATATTGCAGATTGTATTGATTGGCATCTGCATGATAAGTTTCCAATATCGTGGGAGGCGTTAAGAGATTTTGATTAAGCATATAGTCTATGGAAACGGAGAGTCAAGACCCAAAGATAAAATTATAGGGGGTGAGTGGTCAACCACATGGGGGTGTAATGCAATCTATCGTGATTTTGCAGTTGACAATCTTGTTTCTGTAGACTATCCAATGCAACAAGAAATATATGAATCTGGTTATGCAATGAATAATAAATGTTGGTTTTCTGATTGGGAAGTATTACCAGCTGGGTTTGACCCATATCTGGTAATGATAAACAATGAAGGGCCTGTGTATGAAACACCACAACTTGATAGGAAGAGCTGTGTAGTACAAGGTAAAACACAAGATACAGTTGAGGCAAATATACAAGAAGCAAAAATATACAATCCAGATATTGATGTAGAAGATTTGAGAAAGAAAGCTGAAAAAGATGTTGGAATGTATATCACTTGGGTTGATGAATACAATGACCAAGTAATTAATATTGACTATCCTAGAGGGTGGTCAGCAGGGAATACTGCATTATATCTTGCTTGCAAGAGTGGTGCAGAGGAAGTGTATATGTGTGGGTTTGATGGAACTGAATATTCTAAACCACTAAATAACATATACAAGGGTAGTAAGAATTATCTGCCCGAAGATAGTCGTGGGTTTAACACGATTAACTGGGATAACCAATTTAGATGGTTACAGAGGGATTTTCCCAAAGTAAAGTTTATTAAGGTTGGAACAGAATTAACATACGAAGAACTATACAATAATATACGATAACATAAGGAGATATATATGTCGTTAGAAAGTCTAAAGAGAAGCAATTCTCTAGATAAGTTACTTGGCGAAGTACAGAAAGAAAACGCACCTCAAGAGAAAAAGTCTTACAAAGACGAAAGATTGTGGAAACCAGAAGTGGATAAATCTGGTAATGGTTATGCAGTTATTCGTTTTCTACCAGCGGTAGAGGGTGAAGATATGCCTTGGGCAAAGGTCTGGAATCATGCATTTCAAGGGCCGACTGGTCAATGGTATATTGAAAACTCTTTGACAACTCTTGGACAAAAAGACCCAGTTTCAGAAATGAATAGTGCATACTGGAATACTGGAATTGAGTCTGACAAAGAAATCGCCAGAAAACAGAAAAGAAAGTTACAGTATTTCTCTAATATCTATGTGGTGTCTGATTCTAAACACCCAGAGAATGAGGGTAAAGTTTTCTTGTTCCGTTATGGAAAGAAAATCTTTGATAAGATTATGGCTGCAATGCAACCAGAATTTGAAGATGAGAAGGCAATCAATCCTTTTGATTTTTGGGAAGGTGCAAACTTTAAACTAAAAATCAGAAAAGTTGCTGGTTACTGGAACTACGATAGTTCTGACTTTGATTCTCAAAAAGCATTGTTTGATAATGATGCACAGATTGAGGAAGTATGGAAGACACAGTATCCTCTAAATGAGTTTACTGCTGCAACTAACTTCAAGTCTTATGAAGAACTCAAGACTCGTCTTGATGCAGTTCTATCTGGTAGTGTTACAGTTGGTAATGTTGCAGAGGAGATTGAAGATGCTCCTATCGCTGCACCAGTAGTTGATACTAAACCAGTTGAATCTACTTCTACGAAAGAAGAAGAAGATGATACTATGGACTACTTTGCAAAACTTGCTGGTTAATTAGAGAGGGGGGTTTTTACCCCCCTTTTTTTATATTGCGAATTGAGTATTTCTTCTGAATATTGGGTCTGGTTCTACAAAAGTATTTGATGCAACATTTGTAGAATTATGATTTACTGGTGCATTTGTATTTGTTGATGCAATCACAATAGGTGCTGAAGTAGTTTTACCACCACCTCCACTTTTCAACATCATATTAGTTCGTTCTGCACTAAGAATTTGACCAGGCTGATCTGGTACAAATGTTTCTACACCTCTTTCATTAATAGTATATAATTGCCCAGGCGTGACACGACCTCCTGAAGCCATTTCTTCTCCACCCATTAGGACACTACCATCATCTTTTGGTAACATACCATTAATGATACCACCTAATTTTTTACCAATATCATATCCTAAAATTTTGTAATCAGATTTAACAAACATATCAGCAAGTGATCGTAATGGATTACCAATATTTGGTAACATACTTTTAACACTTTCAAACTTATCACCTAAGTTAATACCAGTAAGACCCTCAAATTTATTTGCAAGATTAGTACCTAAGTTTGTTAGTTTACCTTGAATCTCATCAAAACTAGGAACTGTGATACCAGTAAGTTCTGTAAATTTACCCTTTACATCATCTGCAAATCCACTTAGTTTTGTACCAATTTCATCAAAACTAGGAACTTCTAATCCAGTAAGTTCTGTAAATTTTTTTGAAGCATCTGATGCAAAATTTTTAACAGATGTTCCTATTTCATCAAGTGTAGGAAGTTTAAAGTTTTGTAGTGTTGTTTGAAAATCTTTTGACCATTGTGCTTCTGGCCCAAGATATTTGTTAAAACCAGATACAACTGAATCTTTCATTAAATTAAAATCTTGTGAAATTTTATCTCCTGCTGTACTAAATGCTTCTCCAGTTTTTTTAAATGCATCTGAAAAAGTTTTTTGTTCAACTAAACCAAATGTTAATCCAGATAAAACACCAGAAGTCGCTTCTCTCATTACATCTACTTTAGTTGAACCTTCTTTATTTGCTTCCTCTAAACCAGCAGTAACTCCATCATAAAGACCAGCTGCGGCTGTTACTAAAAGACCAAAGCCAGGAATAAATTTTGCTGCTTTCAAACCACCTTTTGCAAATTTAGCTAACTTACTAGGAGTTTTAGGTGCTTTATCTTTACCTAAATCTGGAACTAGAGGAGTTTTTCTAGGTCTGCCTGGGCCTCTTTTCTTAGGTACAACTGGTAATTGATTGCCTATTGCACCAATACCTGTAAGTAATTTAACTATACCTTTACTTAATGGTGCAAGAAATTTTACAAGTTTTTTTCCTGCCCATAATGCAGTAAGTCCAATTACTCCTGCTACTATTAATCCGAAACCACTTTCGTCACCAAATAATGTTTTGATACCTTTACCAAAACTACCCTCTGGGCCAAAAAATGCATCATAAAATGTACCTAGTTTTTCAATCAAATCAAAGATAAAATCAATTGTTGCTCCAAATGCTGGACTTTTCAGAAACGCTGCAAATGCTAATAACAGACCAGCAAAAAGTGTTCCTTTAATTATAGACATCAAACCTTTACCAGCTGCAAGTGCTTTTTCTTTCATGTTAGCACCAATACCACCAATACCTGATGCTATTTTTTGAAGTAAAGTTCCTTGTTTATCTATTGCAGCTCTACGTTCTTTTTCTACTTCTTCTCTAGCACTTCTACTCCCAGCATTTTTTAATCTTAAATCAAATTCTCTTTGTTGAATTTCTAATGATGCTTTATTAAACTCTTTGTTTTCATCTGCCTTACCACCTTGACCCTCAATTCTTTTTTTCATTTCTTCTAGAGCAAGTTTTGATTCTTCTATAGCTTTAACATCAGCACTTCTATAATCTGTAGCCGCTTTTTCTTCAACTCTTAATTTCGCAATATTTTGTTCAGCAACAGCACGATCTAATTTCATCTGTGTTTGTTCATTTTCTAAATTTTCAATAATTTTTTTATTATCTTGAGAAAGATTTTTTCTATAATTACCATCTTTATTAAGAAATTTCTTTAATGTCTGGTTTATTTCTTTTTGTCTATTAGCATCAGTTTCAGCTTGTTGTTGTTGTTTAACTTCTGCTTTAGTTAAATCTGCTTCTCTTTTTGTTTCTCTTAAAATTAAAGCATCTTCACTTTTCTTTTCCCTAGAAATTCTTTCCTTTTCCATTCCTTTAAGGACTTTTGAAAACTCTTGTGCAAATTCAGATGCCATTACTTCTTACCTTTACCCATTGCCTGTGTACCGAAGAAGGCTGCAACTATAGCTGCAACTGATACAAAGTAAACACTTGCCATATCACCTAGTATCTTACTAGCCTGATCTAGACCTAATGCCATTGCAAGTACAACTGCAAAAGGATATAACAACATACCACCTAATGCGAACCAAGCCATGTTACGTTGTGCATCTCGCATTGCATCTGCATCTTCTAATTCTTTACGTTTAAATTCCATGTCCATTTCATATTCCTCTAAAGAAATATGTCCATCACCATTTGTATCTTTTTCTGCAATTTTTGGGTCTACAGTTTTTGTTACCATTTTTTACCCTCTCTTTTGATTCTCTTTCTTTATTCTCTCATTTTCTTCCTCAATGTGTTGTAATAATAAATTAACGTATATTTCTCTTTCCCAAGGCATCATATTTTCTAGTTCTGTTAAACTATATTTATGATGTTGCATCATTGCAAAGTTAGTTTTATAGTAATTAAAAAGACTTTCGTGAGAAAGTCCTATCCTAAAAAACTTTCGAGGCCCTCCAACACTACCTCACTTTTTACTTTAGTTTTTGGATTAGTAACCTCTACTGTGTGTCTAAGTTTAGGCATGCTATTAAAAAAGTTTGTTATTAGTTCAAACTGTTCTCCAGTAAACTGGTCAATAAAGTCTTCTATTTCTTTATCTTTTAAATCTATTCTTCTATATACATCATCATCATAGTGAATTTCATGCATACAGTTTACTAAAAAATGAAAAACCTTTTGTATATCTGTACTGTCCTTATCCATACTTTTCATGTCATTTAGTAATGGATATCTAAAAACCACTTTAACACTTTCACTTATGTTGATTTCATTTGTATGGTTATCTAGCATTTGAACTTCAATATCATCTAATTTTAAATTTACTGGGACAGTTGTTTTTTCATCATCTGGACAGATTAAACTTAACTGTACTGTTTCTCCAACAGATTTACCTCTAACCTTTAAAAATACATATTCAAGATCAAACATTGGAGATGTTTCTGCATCAACTTTACCGAAAGTACAAGAAGAAACTAAATTTCCCATTGCTTCAGCAATCTGTTGATCCTCTCCAGAATCTTGAGCCATCATTAATACTTTTTGTTCCTTGACTAAAAATGGTCTGTACTTTATTTTTTCAGCAGTAGAGGGTAGTTCCAACTCATAGGTTGGAGTATTGAGTTTTGGTAATGCCATAATATTTCATCCTTTATTATATTATAATCTGCGTAATACTGATGGTATTTGAGAAGTAATCCTTCTTGTTACAGTATTTACAGCACGTTCTGCAATTCTATCTAGTAGTGGTTTGGGTAAGTTCGCTTCATCTGTTAAATTTTTCCAGTATCTATATCCAAATGTACAACTTATAGTTTGGTAGGTATCATTTGTTGTATAACTTAATGATTGTGCTTCTATATTTTTAGGAAATGCTTCAACAAGTTCTATACCATATCTTTTTTCGTTTTGTTCATCTAAGGTATGAATATGCACAGTTCCCTTATAATCGTCATAGTAACCTACACTCCATGTTTGTGGATTCCATGCAAGTCTTTGCCATGTTTCTAAATACTTCTTTTCTTTCATGTCAGAAGAACATTGAAAAGTTGCACTTACATCTGCAAAAGTAACTCCAGTTGCAATTTGTCTTTCTGGCCCATATATATTTGAATCTTCCATAGTATCAATATTACGGCCGGGAATATCAATACTTTCGCATTTAAGTCCAGTTGCACGAACAGTTCCATTCCCTAATAGTTCTCCCATAATTGATGTAAAAATATTAGAATTACCTGATGCACCTGATCCAGCACTTCCTGTTGGTGGAAACAATGTAACTTCATATTTATTGGGTCTAGAGATACCATCATTACTACGACCCATTCCTAAAAATTCATTTAGTGTTCCATATGCTAATGTATCTATTAATCCACCAAAACCTTTAGCCATTATATCATACTCCTACTATCTTTATAGACCTCTGATGCTGATCCTTTTTTCCATCTTGCAACTGGTAGTAAAACTGCAACTGTAAATTCATCTGCATCTATTCTACGAAACTGTGTTTTAACTCTACCAGCAAGATATCTTTTTAGTGCTGGTTTAATTAGATTAATCTTTTTTAATTTACTATAGTCAACTGCAAGTCTTGTGCTTTCATCAAACTTTGTATTGTTACTGTAATCAACCACTCTATCTAACAACTTTAGTCTTAGATTCATAGGTAGATAGTGAAAGTTAATACCCAGAAAACCATCTGGATAGTTTTCTAATGGTAACACCAAAGGAAATGTATCATAATAAGGTAGTGTCTTTTTAAATTTAGGATCATAGAAAAACATATTTAATCGACCAAAAAAAGGATTATTATTCCTTTTTCCATCTCGTATCAAATCCATCGCTCCAGGCTTACCAAATTCTTTTATTTTATCACGATACCAATCTGTAGATTTTGGTCTACCCTTTGCAGCTTTTACAACTGATTGTATAAATTTACTCTGTGCCATACTACTATTTATACTTTATATTTAGATGATCTTCAGTAAGAATCTTAAATTCCATACCATGATCTAAACAAAACTCATTTGCAGACTTCCACTTGGCTTGATTGATTGTGTAAGTTTTGACCTCATTCAACCATCTCTTAGTTTTTCGTGATGGATTTGCTGGTGGAGATTTACATTGATACTTAGGTTTGACTTCTATAATAAACTTTTTGATACCACCATTTGCCTGTTTAACTTTCATATAAAAGTCTGGAAAGTATCTGTGTAGTTTATTATCCCATGGCGATACATAAGGTATAACAATTTCTTCCGAACCCCATTCAAGTACCTTTTCATTCATATCGCAATAGACCATAAGTTTACGTTCCCAAAGTGAACGATATATCACTTTAGACGGATTACCCTTGTATTTTTTAGGATTACTAGGAATGTATTTACCACTATATGCCATGTTTATCTTTATAAATAGAAGTTACAGGAGTATTTATACATGGCATTCAATCCCTTAAAAAGTGTAGTTCAAAGTATTACAGGTAGAACTTTAAAAAAGGTTGCTGGTAATCTGCCTGGCCTATTAGGTTTTGGTAAATCCAGAGGAACAATTTCTGATATTGGGCGTCTACAAAGTCCAAAATATGAAACAAAGAATTTTTGTTTTCCACTTGATGTAGAGGGTGGGCCAGGCACTGGAAATCAAGGTCATTATATAATGTTCTTTATTAACCAACAAACAAATGCAAAGTTGGGTTTTGGTAATGCAGAGACAGATGATGATGGTAAAGCTAATATGCAGAAAGAAGCAAGAGCAAGAAAAATACCATCATATCTAAGAGAATTAACTTCTGGTGGAAGTTATGCCACTAAAGAAAATAAGGCTGTGGATAAACAACTTAATAAATCTGTAAGTTCTACTGCTATGTATTCTGATGATGCATCAGCATCTACCATTAAACCTAAAAAAGCAAAAGGTTCAACTATAACAGTACAAAGACCACCAACTGTAAGAATGGATACTGCAATTACATTATTCATGCCTAATGATGTTAGTACACAATATGGTGTTTCATATGCAGACGAAGAAGTCGGTGATTTAGCGGCTACAGGTGCTAACGTATATCAAAAAATATTAGCAAATAGAAGTAATGCATTTAATATTGTAAAAGATGGAATTAAAGCATCTGGTGAAGATTTAGGTGATGGACTTATTAATAAAGCAATAGGATTATTGTCTGTCATTCCAGGCGTTGAGGGTGCAAAAGATGTATTTTTTGCATCAAGAGGATACATTAAAGCACCAAAAATGGAATTGTTTTTCAGAGGTGTGAGTAGAAGAAAGTTCCAATATACATTTAGAATGATACCCAAATCTCATTTAGAAATGCAAGAGATACGAAAAATTGTCGCATCATTTAAATTAAATATGTTACCAGAGTTCGTAGACGGAGATAGGTCTTCTAGAAGATTAACAGTTCCTAATACATTTGATATTCAATATATGTACAATGGTGCAGAAAATGATTATTTACATAAAATATCAACTTGTGTATTAGAAAGTTTAGATGTTAAATATGGTGGTGAGGGTAAATATCAAACCTTTGCAGCTGTAGATGGAGATGGTGCTCCACCAATGGTAACAGAACTAACACTTAATTTCCAAGAGATGGAAACTATTACAAAAGAAAGAGTTGCAGAGGGTTTCTAATTATGTATTTTTCAAAATTTCCAACCATACCATATGATGCTGCTGGAACTAATCAGTCAAAAGATGTTAAAAACTTATTAAGACGAGTAGCAGTTCGTACAAAAATAAAAACAAATACTCTTTTTTATGATACTTATGATGTAAAAGAGGGAGAAACTCCAGAGTCTATTGCTGATAAGTTATATGATGATCCAGAACTACATTGGGTTATATTGTTAGTAAATGACATTACAGATATTTATCATCAATGGCCTATGAGATACTCACAGTTTTTACAATTCGTAGATGATAAGTATGATGATCCTAATGGTGTACATCACTATGAAATTGCACAATCATCTGGAGATACAACAAAAAAAATAGAGGTGTATGCTAACTCTGCTCTTTATAGTGGAGATAACGATTTTTATGGAACTGCAACAACAATAACAAATATAGAGTACGAAGAAAATAGACAAGATGAATTAAGAAAAATAAGACTTCTTGATCCAAAATTTATCTCACAGTTTGTTGAAGAATTTGAAAACTTAATGAAGGAATCTATTATCTAATGGCTGGTATTCAGTATGCTGGAGAGTATATACTCAAGGAAGCATCTTTAGTTACTTCCTCTGGTGTTACAATTGATTTAACAGGAACTATTCTTGGAATAGAGATATATGAGAATATATTTTCTACATCTTTATCTGGTAGTATTTTGTTTGTTGATGAAAATAATATAGTCACAAACGGCCCTATAGTTGGTCAAGAATATCTGTATTTAAAAATTAGTACTCCTAGTTTAGATGAGTATGATATTGATTTTACTAACGTACCATTCACTACATATAAGGTTAACACTAGAGAAGATGCAAATGCTAATAGTCAGTTATTACAAATCAGTTTTACATCACCAGAAATTATAAGAAATAATCGTGTCAGAGTTTCAAAAAGTTACACAGAAACAATAGATAAAATTGTCGAAAATATTTTAAGAGATGAAAGATATATCAATACAGCAAAAAAATTACATATCGAACCAACATCTGGTATTAGAAAAGTAGTATCTCCAAACTTACATCCATATAATTTTATAACAAATCTTGCTACAGAATCAATTTCTACTAAAGATGGTAATCCATTTTTTATGTTCTATGAAACTACAAAAGGAATTAATTTTAGAAGTATTGAATCTATGTTTGCAGAAGAAAGTATAGGTGATTATTCTATGGGTGATATTGGAAAAAATGAGGGTAAAAAACCAGATATACAAAAAGAATTTGGTAGAATTTTAGAATTTGAAATAGCTGCAAATAATGATATGTTATCAAATATTATATCTGGAATGTTAGGTTCTTCAATTATAGAATATAATATATATAATAAGAGTTATGAAAAATCTACTTATAATTATGTTGAAGATTTTGATAAATATCAGAGAGTGCATTATGAAGAAAATGGAAGCGATAGACCAATCTATTCTGAAAGTCCACTTGATGATAAAAACAATACAGTAGGTAGTTTTACAGATGCAAGAATACATTTACATTCGGTGAGTTCTGGAGGCACTTATGACACACAACACACAAATCCTACAAGTAGTTACTCTTATGAACCAAATAAAATTAAAACTGGTTTATTACATAGGCAGTCAAAATTTAACGAATTAACTGATGGTATATCAATAAAAATGTCAATAAATGGTTCAACAAATATTTGTGTAGGTCAAACAATTAATGTGAATATTCCTGTCACTGGAAAAGTTCACGATAAAGAGTTCGACAAATATTACACAGGTAAATATTTAATTACAAAACTAAAACATCAATTTGATACTTTATCCAAAAAACACACAATTACTTTATCTGCTGCAAAAGATTCTTTTTCAGACGATATTCCTAGTGGTAATAATATACCAGAGGTAGTTGTGGAAGACACTAATAGAATTAATTACTAACAGAAAGGAGACTCTATAGACCTATATTATGACAATCATTATTTTTACATAGGAGGGCTAAATGCCAAAGCAAAATACTAAACTCAAATTAAAGCAAATGAACAACTTTATTAACAGAGATAGGACAGTAGAACCAATGACGGAAAATGATAAATACATACTAGACACTATAGAGAGAATAAAAAATGAAAACATTTCAAGATTTACAGGAGGGGGTTTACGACCCCAACATACTTAAAGCGTTTTTCCTTGCTGGTGGCCCCGGCAGTGGTAAGTCTTATGTTGTAAAACGAGGCACAGGCGGTCTTGGTCTAAAGATTGTTAATTCAGATGATGTATTTGAAAAATACATCAAAGATGCTGGATTATCAATGAAGATGCCCAAGAGTGAAGAAGAACCTAGAGATAAGTTACGAGATAGAGCAAAAGCTGTAACTAAGGCAAGAATGAGTAACTATGTCGAGGGTAGACTTGGACTTATTATTGATGGTACTGGAAAAGACTATGATAAGATTGCTACACAAGCAACTGGATTGAAACAACTTGGATATGATGTACATATGATATTTGTAAACACTTCTCTTGAAACTGCACTTAAAAGAAATGCAGAAAGAGAAAGAACTGTACCACGATCTGTTGCAACTAAGTCATGGAAGACTGTACAGACTAATATGGGTAAGTTTAGTCAATACTTCAGACAGAACTTTATTGTAGTAGATAATAATGATTCAGATGAAGATGTCATGGGGCCTGTATATAAACAAGTAATGAGTCTTGCAAAAAAGAAAGTCCAAAACAGAACTGGACTGAATTGGATACAAGGTGAGTTAGACAAAAGGAAAAGGTA